AGATAATCAAACTGTATGTGTTCTGCCATCTTCTCCCAATCCTCTGGTGTAACTATATTCTTTAGAATAAGTTGTGTCTTGAGTAGATCTAAGAACAATGCACTGAATCTCTTACGCAATCTACCCACAAACTTACTGAACATAAGTTCGTCTCTTAGAATCTCTGATGATCTACCTAGATTAAATCCACTGTCAGCACCTATTCTTGACTCAGGTACGTTTAGTGAGCGATATAATTTCTTTTGGAAGTACTCGATGTCCGTAAGTTCTCCAAGATTCTGTCCACCTGGCAGCGTAGAGATCTCAGTACCTCGTCCTCCTTCTCTTCTGGGTAACCAGAAGTCTTCGAGCATTGACATGAATTTCTTGTCATCTTTTATTTCTCCTGTGTTTGCATCATATACTAACTTGTTTCTGTACCTACTCATAACGTCACGTAGATACTGTTCTGCTTTGACCTTAGGTAAGTTACCAACGTCAATGTAGAATATTCTTCTCTCAGGTGCTCTAGACAGTCTGTAGATAACGAGAGAGTCCTCGATCATACGCAACTGGTTTAGACCCTTGATTGCCTTATGTAAGTAAGACAGTGTAATCTTCTTGTTTCTATCTACTAGACCAGAGTGGACATGAGTGATAGCATCCTTTGCTATTCTTATACCCTTACCAGCAACTGATCCATACTTTTGTGCTACACCTTGTGGATAGTATGTGTAGAACTCTGTTACCTTTGTGTCTTTATTGACTGTCTCTGTACCCTGATCTTGTGTAGGGATAGCAACTACACCCTTCTCCTTATCAGTAGGTTTGACTCTCATCAACTTGATCTTGAGAGCATCGATATATCTTAGTTCTTGTATTCCTTCGTCTGGTTTCTGTACGTCAATTACCTTATGGTAGAATATCCTGCCATCAACGTACCAGTTTCTAAAAATCTCGTGTGACTTCTTGTCAAACTCAAGAAGATCTTTTACATATTTGAACTCGTTTCTTATAACTTTCTTTAGTGGTTGACCTATGTTTAGGTTATCAAGGTCTATCTCCACTGGGCTATCGTTCATGTCTGAAACGATTGCTTCATTTACCACATGCTCAATCGCTGTATCACACTCAGGGTGTAGAGACATGTCACGATATCTTTTTACGATATCAAACTCAGTCTTGAATACTCCCTCAATATCTACATACTGACCATAAAATCCCGAAGATAGAAAATAATCAGCACCGTCCTCATTGTTAGGAGCAACGGGGCTGATTATACCTTTCTTCTTCTTATCGTCGTCTTCAATTGAGAAACCAAAAAGTTTGGCCATTATATTACCTTATTCGATGTATTTATTATACCACAGAATCGGCATTTGTACCGTCATAAGCAGTCCAGTAAGATACCTGAAGGGTAACTTGGAACTCCTCTATAGCGTCTACCTGATCGTATGATAACTCAACTGCACTGACTGCACTTGGCCAACATCCTACCATCTGATATCTACGTAACACTGGTAAAGTAGCAGGGTTATCCTTGCCCTTCACGTTTAGATCTGTGTTTGCACGACCTAATTGGTTTACTACCCAGTCAGCGTAGTAATCACTAGGGTTGATAGTACCTGAACCATCAGATACTTTGATGATGAAGTTTGCCCAACGCTCAAATGCTTCTCTTAGTTTGAAGTCACCGTCGTTTACAACAGTAATAGTCCAAGGATCGAACCTTCTATCACCTGCAACCTTCAGTTGTCTTCCTCTGAAAGGAACAATTACTTCAGCAATGTTAGATGCTGGTAACTGTGCTCCTTTGATCATCATACGATGAGTCGTGTTGTCGATGTCCTCATCAAATATTCCTACACCTGATGGGAAGTTCAACTCAACCTCAAATAGATTAGGACGAGCACCACCACCAATGAGTCTTGACTTGAAAGAATCGATTGACCTTTCATTGTTAGGTATAGAAAATATGTTTCTATCTAATGCCATTAGTAATTTCCTCTATTATACAGTTCCTACGACTTCACTGAAGGAAACTCCAGTTCTCGTAGCAACAAAGGTCAGACCGATAAAGTTAATCGACCTTGCTGGTTTGACATAAATGTCAGCAATGAATTCATTGCGGTCAATAACGTCAGGTGTGTTATTGGTCTCATCACAAACAAGTAAGAAGTCTGTGATACCTCTCTTAGCTTGTACATCCCTTAGGAATGGTTCAACGATATTTACGAAGTTGCTTCGTGTCCCTGCATCGTTGAGTTCAAAGAGTTGTGCTTGTGCAGCGTTCTCGATTGCTTGCTCAATAGTGATGAACAATCTACGAACGTTGATTCTGTCAAACGCACTCTCGTAAGATAATGCAGTCTTGTCTCCGAATAGGATGATTCCTGCACCTGGTTTGTTAGTTATTGGGTTGACTCTATTTGAATAGAGTTGATCCCTTGCATCTAAACTAGGATTGAATGCTAGTTTGATAGCAAAATTGAGTCCACCTCTTGCCTGACCAGCAGGAGAGAACCAAGGGAAGTTGTCCCTATCTGTTCTTACACATAATCCTGCAACATCGTTTGATGTAGGCATGTAGACAAACTTCTTATTGAATCTATCGTAAACATACTGGTAACCAGCATCGAAGATTGCATAAGAAGATGATGTGAGTGGTGAGAAGAACTCAAGTACATTTTGTAATTGATCCGCAGCACTCGCCACGTTGACCAGAGATGATCTACATGGTGATATGAATGTGATGCAGTCCTTTCTACCTTCACATATCTGTATCAGTTTATTTGCTTTAGCTTGCTCTTCTTCTTTTGTTCTGTATGCACTACCTTGTAGTAAGAATCTGATGTCGCTATCTACTGGATCTGCAAACTTGTCGTATGCTGTGAGTAGATCACCTAGAGGTGCATTGAATACTCCAATACCAGTGTAGTCTAATCCTCCTCCTAGTTCGTAATTTACATTACCAACAGAGTTGAACTTGACGTTCTTAGCGTCTTGACCCCATGCTCCTGCACCAGATGTGACTGCTGTAGTTCCTGAACTGAATCCAGATGCTAGAGGTGCTGTTCCTCTAAACGCATCAGTTCCATTTACCAGTGATACACCAGCAAATAATAATCCAGAGTTTTCTGCAATGTAGTCTTTATAGTATATCGCTCTACCACCAGACTGTTCGCAATCCTTTGCCTTAGAAAGGTTTGCATGCTTCTCCATGACAGAACCTATCTCACCAGTTACCGCACCGTTTGCGTCAACAACGACAACATGTAATGCATCGTTGGCACCGTCTCTTGTAGATACGTAATTGTTTGTTCTAGGTTTGTTTAGTACTGCTCTCCATGGTAGTGTAACTAAATCAGTTCCACCATCAGCAACACTTGTTAGTATATTCTGTGTGCTGTACCAATCCTGAGTAGGATGAGTTGTACTTGATGATGCAACAGTACTACCACTAGAGTTCACAAAATTGAGTAGAGTTCCGTTCTTGAACTCAAACTGTGAGTTTTGTGTGTAAGACTGTAATGTTTCTGTACCGTCTATGACTGTACTTACAACTCTTACGTCCACGGTTGTTGCTGTCTTACCAGTAACAATACCTTTTAGTATTCCAGTTGCTGCTGTTACAGTACCAACACCGATTGTTTGACCAGTGAGGTGTTGTGTAACTCCCATACCAACTGTAACTGAACCAATGTTACCACCAGTAAATGTTGGTGTTATTATTTGGTCAACAGCGTTATCTATTACTGCAACTCTTAGTTCGTTCGCCCAAGATCCGGGATTCTTGGATGACCAATACCAGTTTAGATCGTCCGCATTGTTGTTATAGTAATCTTCTTTGCCTTCTACCAATAAAATAGATGAAGATGCATATCCAACTGCTGCGTTAGCGTTGTTTAAGTCACCGCCTTTACAACGAACAACGTCCAACTTACCACCATAGGATAAGTAATTGGATGCTGCCATGAAAGTCTCATAATGAAAATCGGTTGTACCAACACCTGGTAAACCGAAGACATCTACAAGCTCCTTCTCGTTGTTGATCCTAGTAATTTCGTTTACCGGTCCTTTTCTAAAAGGTCCAACAAAACCACCGACAACGTTGATACTAAAATCTACGCCACCACGAGTTAGGTCGACTTCTCTTATCGAAATTCCCGGAGATGCTAATCGAAGTGCCATTCTAACTTCTTTCTCCACATACAATGACTACTGATATTTATGAAAATGCGTCCTTACTAGCGATATTCCCACATATAGGCACGATCCCCGTACTCATCTGTCTTCCAAACTGTCCCATCTGACTCTACAGTTTCTCCTCCCATTTCATCAAAACCATCACATATAAAACCAAAGGGTGCCATGTCTTGTTCTATTGCGTTTTTCTGCTCATCGTATATTCGTTTTCTTACGTCAGAATCAGTCATCTCTTTAAAATAATCCTGTGCAACCAACCACGCAAAGATAACCAAACACATTGCTAGATCATCATTACAACCCTCTTCTGCCTCAAATGACTGTCTTTTTTGTATGAAGGTAGTCAACTCACTTATAATATTATAATCACAGAATGTAAGTTTATCTTCTTCTATCAGTGTCTTCAGGTTAGAACAACCTAACTTCTTAGTTACCTGACTCATCTTGACACCCAACTGTGTCTTCACACCAGAGAATCCTGATCCAACTATCTGTCCTGCACGTCCCCTCATAGCAACCATGAGCAAATTCTCATATTCAAGATCATAGAATAGTATAGATGCTACTTGATCACCAATATCATTTACCTCACATAGGATATACGCATTGTTATATCCCTTCGCCACATCTGCAATTACAGAAGGGAAAAGCATAGGTTTGATTTCATTGTCTCTATATGTGGCAACCACCTTGTATGGGAACTCTGTAATATCAGCAACTATAAAAGCACTATAGTCTTTACCAACTCCTCTTGCTACGTCAACTGTTACAATATAATCTCTTTTTGGATATGGTCTCTCATATACAAGTAGTTTACCATTCTGCTCTATTGGTTGTTCGTATACCAATGCTTTGAGTTTCGCTGCATTTATAAGAGTGTCAACAGATCCTAAGAACTCACACTCAAACTCAATAGCAAACTGTTGCTTACTGGTATTCTTTATAGTTTGTTCTTTCCATTTCTTATCTCTACCTGGCACCTCAGACCAGTGCACCTCTGTTGCAACATACTCGTTCTGCCCACGCTCTGCATCATGCCACATTCGATAGAAGTGATTCATACCATGTGGAGTGGATACTATTATAACCTTCGTAGATTTACCAGAAGATATAGTAGGATACACAGACGCAAAGAAGTCATCTGCCAGATGGTTTTGAACGAAAGCAAATTCGTCCAAGAATATAATGTTGAATGACATACCTCGAACAGCAGATGCAGATGTAGATGCTGCAATGATCTTAGAACCATTTTCCAGTTCCATAGATCCTTTGTTCCAAGCGATGATACCCTGCTGCATCCACTTAGGTAGGTTCTCATATGCTAGTTGTAATCTACCAAGCAAGTCTCTTGCAGTTGCTGCTTTGTTAGCGAGAATACCAATGTTTACCTGATCATTGAAGATCGCATAGTGCAGTAGATATGAAACCACAGTCGTAGACTTACCAGTCTGACGTGGCATCTTACATATATTAAAACGGTTCTTATGGAATCTACTTAGTAATTTTCTTTGAAACTTGTACATAGTAAATGGTACAAGTCCCTCGTCAACGTTGACGATTTGAATGTATTTCTCTGTAAAATATATTGGATCATCCTTACATCGAATAAATTCAACAATTTGTTCTTCAGTAAATTGCTGCTTGGTATTCGCTTTTTTTAGATTAGGATTACCAAGATATATGTCACTTGCTTGTGGCATCAGTCTATCATATGATCAGTAGTTCTTTGTATGTATGACTCCCATCCTTTGTCTTTAGGATCAAACGCTTTAGATGCACCACCTACAGCTTGTACAACTTTACCCGCAATTTGTGCAGTTTTTACTGCTGCCTTGACATAAGGACCTGCTTTCTTCAACATTTTACCTATACCTTTTCCTTTAGGTTTGGCAGCTGGTTTGTTAGTTTTTGGTTTGCCAGGTTCTGCCTTGTTAGTATTGCTCTTCTCTATTGCTCCATTTTTGGACTTGACTATCTCACCCTTATCCTTTACTGTATCTGCTTTTACATCTACAGTCTGATCCTTTGCTTCAGGTTCTGGTTTTGATTTTGGTTCTGGTTTTGATTTTGTTATTTCGCTAGACTTAGGTTCTGCCTTTACTATTTCACTATTTGATGCTGGTGTTATAGAGGAATTTTGAGATTTTACAATAGGACCACCCTTCTTACGTGGTCTTCCACCACCCTTTTTTGTTTCTACATTATTCTTGTCAGCATCATACTTTTCTTTATTGAATGACCCATCATCATTTTTATACTTAGGATTCTTTATATTTCTTCTGACTTGCTCATCAAGATTTTCATAATCAAAACTCATAGTCAGAGTATCTCTCATCTTTTTGAAAGTATCTGTAGTCATTCCTCCACTTTTTTTCCCGCCACCAGAAGACTTTAATCCTTTTGGAAGACCAAATTTGTTTCTATCACTTTTTACGTAGGTGTCGCCCATAGCACTCTCTATCTTCTTTCTTATTTATGGAGTCCTATCTATATCTAAAGAACTTAGATCTACACTAGGAGGTTTAGTTTTTGGTACAGGTGCACCCGCTAATCCTTTCTTAATCATTTTTTGTAGGTCAGCAGTGCTACCAACAAACAAAGAGTTGTTTGTGACTTGTGTGGGTTTATCTTCCTTCTCCAAGTCCTTCATCTTTCTTTGTAGGTCTATAATCTTATCAGTTACATCTCCTACTGCTTTGACAAGTTGTCCTGCAACTTCATATGCACGTGGATGTTGAGTATCTTGACACACATCAAGGATACCATTCATTGCTTCTTGTCCCTTCTCTACAATATTGTATAACTGTGCACGAGAATATTCAAAGTCATCTCTAGGTGTATTATCAACCTTCTGTACCTTCTTAGATTGTTTGACTACATCAGTTGCTTTGACTTCTAATGCTTCATCTATAGGACTAAATGTGGTTGTTTGTTTATCTAAAGGATCATAATCTTTTGTCATGCGTCATTACCTAATGCGGGACTATACTCTCGACCATCAGCGTCGAAGAATGATCTAGTCTCACTGAACCCGAAGGTGTCACCCATCTCAATAAGGTCAGAATCGACTGCGTTAACAAGATTTATAATATCACCTTTTATATGTTCTGTAATCTTAGAACCAAACTGACCACGAGCAACCACTAAGTTGTTCAAATCTTTCTCCTTGATACGCATAACTTCATTACCAATTTCTATGAAACCACCAGTAGAGAATGATACACCAGATGTAACTTTGATAAGAGTTTTCTTCGTATCTATAGACTCTGTAAGTTTGTCAGTTTCATCATCGTTATAATCTTTAGTTGCTTGAGGTGTGACAACGTATCTTTGTTCTCTTGGTGCTCGTATAGCAGTAGAGTAATCGATTTGAACCTTCTTGATAATACCGTTCTC